AAACAATGAACAATATCAGGAAACTCTTTCAACATTGTAACGTCGCCGTCAACAATATTGAGAAAAGCTGTAAAAAAAAGCCGCAAATTAGTAACGCAATTGATTTCAGATGTAAGGGGCAAACCAGAAGGCATTCCATCAGTATACTTTTCAACTACTGAACCATAAGCATGGTACTGATTAAGCACGATAGACCGTAAAGATTTACGCACTTTCTTGTCAGTATCAGATGCACTAGGGTAAAATGAATCGAAAAGATCAAAAGCAAAGGAAACAGACGACGAAGACTGGTGATGGTCAAAACCACTATAATCACCTGCACCAACGTTGTCACCAAAAACGTCAAGATATTTGCCAACAAAAGTCCAATACGTAGAGTCCTTCTCATCATAACCTTTCAGAATGGTATTCATTGGAGCACCCTCTGCAAGAACATGGATAGCAAAACCATAATACATCTTGTAAAGGACAACAAGATACTTAGGAAGAACATTAATGAATCGGACTTTACCATCAATGACTTTCTGGGCTTTAATACGTTCTCCTTTCATGCAATCCTTGAACAAGACTGCAGGAGTGACATCCAATTTAGCAAGCTGGATAAAATCATTGATGTCGGCAATCAAGATAGAGAACTTGGGACCAGGAATAAATTCACCGGCAACAGAAATACTCCAATAGTCGGGACCTGACACACCAAAAGCAGTGTCGGGAAAACCCGTTGAAGTCTTTGGGTCGATAGCACCAAAGTGGGTATCTGGAATTCCCATAATTGCTTCTTTGATGGGATAAACCCGATCAGAACCAGCAAGAAAACCAGAATTGGACAAATACCACCTCCTCATATGATCAAGTAAGACATCAGGGTAACGAACACCCTTTGAAGGGACTTCCCCAAAGGCTGAGCGATTAAGCTCAAAATTTTGAGGCTTTGGAACCGTGGCAAGAGTCTTCCTAGGCATATGTTCATATTCCGTGGGCTGCCAAGGAATCAAATTGTTCTTCACATGTGTGTCGCAACCAGGATCAAGATTACGAGTGACATAATCAAGAGGCAATGAACCATGATAATCTTTACCAGCTTGAGTATTGATTATAGGAAAAATGAATGTTGAAGTCTCAGGTTTGACTTCATGGAACGCTTCAGCAATCATATCTTGAGTCACTAAAGCTGCAAAAGATGCACGAGAATGAAC